GGGCACTCCTCGCCGATGATGATCGCCGCTTTCATAGCCTGAAGATCCGCTCCAGTTATTTTTCCTGGTCCGCGGAGTCCTGCATGCACCACAGCAGCGCGCGGAAAAGTGCTTTCGCGCCGTTCATGGCTAGCAGGAAGCTGCACCACCAGGTGCCGGATTGAGCATCTTGTTCGCGATGCCTGCCCATTGCGGCTGTACCTTCGTGGCGGGTTTCTTGCCCTTCTTCTTGGGCGGCGGTGGCGCCGCGGCCTTCTTCGGAATTCGGTTCATGCCTAACTCTCCAGGTCGATAACGGATTGCTGCTGGACGCCGGTTACCACGGCTTCCGGATGGGCGCCAAGCACGCTGGTGATCGCCGAAACCATAGCCGGCACGCCGGGAGCATCCGCGGCAAGCACGATCTTCTGGCCGCTCGAAATCACCGGGCGGGTATGCTGGCCGGGGGCCAGCGGTCCATACACCACGTACTGCACGCTGAACGTCGCTTTCACTGTTTCACCTCGTCCATCAAAATTTGGGGGTAATCCAAGACCGTGCGCAGCGCCCTGATATACCCGCGCGTGAAGCTGGAATCTCGCTCACTAATCTGCTGGTGCTCCAGCTCGTCCCGCTTGCGCTCAATTTCGTGGCGGATCCGAGCGGCGACCAGGGCATAACCCGGGGCCCGTCGCAGCTCTTTCAGCGCATCCAGGTCCGCCGAGTCGAAATCTTCGCTCACGTCATTTCCCAGTCGCACAGATCCAATAGCCTGGTCCGGGGAATGGTCTCTCGCCTCCCAACCGGCGCCAGCGTATCGCCGTCAACGAAGAACTCTACGGTGTCCTCTGCCGGATTGACCGCCACATTGGTTACTGACAGTCCGTCTCGGAGGTGGAGCAGCTTGGCCATCGCCTGGAATGAAAGAACAACCGCCGTTCGACGCCTCATAACATGCCGTCCTGCATTTGCGGTGCGCCCTGGCTACCGACAGCCTGGGGAGGAATCCCGGTACCCGGCGGTCCGGGTGTCGGCTGAATCTGTGGCGCGCCCATTCCCGGCTGCGGCGGACCCTGCTGGGCCTGGTACATCTGCGCCAGGTGGTTCGCCATCTGCGGATCCACTCCCGGCTGCTGCTGGGGAGTAATCGAGTTCATCAGCTGGCTGGTAAGGGCCTGCATCAGCATCTTGGTCCGCTTCTGCTGCTGGTGATCAAGAATATGTTTCACCAGGAGGCCGATGGCCTGGGCGTCGCGGTCCGGATCTTTCCGTTCGTCCTCCAGCTGCTGGTAATGCTGCTGTAGGTGCAGGTCGTCGTGATCCATCGGATTCACTTCAACGGTCTGGCCTTCCAGCATCTCCGTCCATTCCTGGTCGGGACGTTTCGGCTGGTCGAGCTGCGGCGGCTTCGGGATGATGTCCTCAAAGTCGATCGAGAATTGCTTCGCCAGCATGTTCAGCAGCGCCCACAAGGCCGTCGGGTTCTGCATGCAGAGCGGGTTCATGACGGCAGCCTGATAGAACGCCAAAAACTCCTGCTTCTTCGCCTGGCGCGCATACACCGTCGTGGCGAACTTCAGGCGGAAGTCGAACCGGCCGCCGAATTCCTTGGGCGTCATATAGGCGCCGCCTTGCTTCACATCGAAGAGCCCGTTCGCCTGTTCCTCCGTCACGCGGAAGAACAGCCCCTGCTGCGTCTTGGGAACCAGGTCACAATCCAGCTCCCAGATATCGCCGATGACCTGTTCCATGTCTTCCCGGAGGATCGTTCCATCCAGGTAGGCGCGGACGTTGCCCTCTTCGATCAGAGCCAGCTGGCCGGTTGCCGTGCGCGGCGCGTTGGGTCGATCGACTGCGCGCCCCAGCGACTGGTCGGTGATGCCGGTCACCCGCTCCGCAGTCGCCAGGATGTCCTGCTGGCGAGCTTCCGCGTAGGAAAGGTTGGGGTGGATCTCCACGACCTTTACCGAGTTGGGATCTTCGGTCGGGATAAGCATCCCTGGCTCAAGCCGGGTTGCGCCGGGTTTCATTCCGCCACCAGGCTTGTAGAACGTGATCGGCCAGACGCTTAGCTCACCCGCCGATGCGAACAGGCGAGAATTCGAAGTCGCTTCGTCCTCGAGGTCCGACAGTAGCGCCCCAAAGCCCTTTGGGCGATAAGTGCCATCCTTGATGAGCGTGCTCTCGACAAACGGGCGCCGTCGCCGCATCTTGGGGTACAGCTCGAGCAAGTCCTGGCAGCCAACAATCCGATCCATGCCGGGAATGAAGCGCACCACCCAGTCGGCCTCGAAGGTCTCGCGTTTCTTCAGGTCGTTCGGGCTGGCGTCTTCTTTGCCCTTGAGCGGCCGCCATTTGCCATACCACTCCCAGACCCACAGCATGCGCCGGTTTTCCATCTGGGTGCCATAGTCCACGCCCTCCGATCGCTCGCGCTCAGTGCGTACCGGATCCTGGCCCACCAGCGTGTAGTCGTTCGTGCTGCCCTGGTTCGCCCAGTCGATCAACTCCGCCACAAACTCCGGCTCGGCGCATTCCTCGAAATAGAGGGAGCCGGCGCCGCGCTGGATGTCGTCCACCGTCACAGGGACCCGGCGAATGACAAACGAGAAATCCTGGAGGCTCTTGATGCCGCGCTCCGGTGGGACCATCAGGTCGTCGGGTTCGCAAACGAAGAAGCCAGGCCCTTCGTAATCGCAAGCGCGCGATCGCTGGCCGTTCTCCATCGTGTCGAACTCGCGGCGGTACCAGGGGCGGTAGGCCGCGGCCCAGCCGTTCAGGATGCGCAGGAATTCGAAATGGCAGAGCGGGTTCAGCATCTGCATCTGATCGAATACCCGGCTGGTCATCCACAGCCCGACCTTGTGGACCGCTTCGCGATCGCTGGGGCCCGTCGGCCGCGCGGTGATTTCGGCTTCCTCGCCGATCAGCGCCTGGACGTCACGAGCCAGCTTGTTGAACACCTGCCACTGCAGCAGCGGTACGACGTGGTTCGGCTTGTCCTCTTCACCTGTCCGCGGCGCATCGACCCGGCATTCCCACTTTTTCAGCCACTCCGCGCATTTCTGCGACCAGGTTAGATGCGAGGCCTTCGCTAACAGGAAGTCGCGGCGGATGCGATCCACCAGCAGCGCCTTTTCGGCGTCGGACAGGTCGAGCTGGAAGGATTTAGGCATTGGCCATCAATTGGCGAAGGTTCTCGAGGGCGGCGCGCTCGGCGGTGCGCGTCTCAACATTCGGATACCGGCCCGCGCACCATTCCGCATGCGCGCCAGTGCCGAAAACGCATTTCTCGCAGCACTTGGCCGGGTTCGGCTTATACGGGTTCGAGCGGTTCCCGTCGCGATCAGTCGTCATCGTCCGTTGTCACCTTTGCACCTGGTCCGTACCGCGTGATGGCCCAGCGCTGGTTGTCCTGGTTGCGCGCCTCCCGGTAGGCGAAGGCCTTTTGTGCGAATGGCAAGCCCTGAATAGCCAGCGCCAGGGAGAACACATCGTCGTCGTGCCCGGTGCCCTCTTCCCGTCCGTTCGGTTTCCTGACAAATTCCCGCAGCTGCTGGATGGTCTCGGGATCGTGCACCTGCAGGGCGCCTTCTCTCACGGCCTTGTCCAATCCAGAGATCAGCACCGGCCTGAAAATCGAGTTGGTATCGAAGCCCAGCTCCTGCAATAGGGGAGTCCGCCGGTCCGCCGGGTCTCGCTGCTTCGCGAAGATCAGCTCGAGCGGATAGTGAAGGGCCAGCAGCTGGCCGATCACAGCCTTACCAACTGCTTTCGCTTCCGGCGCAAGAAAGGCCCAGTTGTAGAAGCAGCCCAGCCAGAAAAGGCGCTCTGCCCATGGCGCGGGTTCGTACCGCTCTTTCAGCTTGGCGACTTCCTCGCCGGTGTCCGCGTCCAAGACCGTCGCGCTGCAGTAGTCGGGATCGGATCCGCCGGCGGCTTTCGCTTTGGGGTCGATGCCCTCGGCATGGTCAATGCCGATGCAGTAGCGTCCGCCCTTACGCGGCATCTTGTAAATCACCAGCTCGCCGCGGCCGTCTTCCGACTGGACGAACTGCACGCGCTTTTCGAGCCCGACTTCGAAGACTTCCAGGCGGCCTCGAGGCGCGTCCTGAATCTGGCGCATGCGCGCCACGGCGGTCATGTCGAAGATGGTTCGGCCGCTGCTCTGGAATGCTTCCTCGGGGTTGCCCGGGAACTCCTGGCGGAACCGCTCGATCTTGCCTTCACAGGCGGTATCGATCTGCTGTCTGCGCCAGACCAGCTGGTCCAGGTGGAGATTGTATTTCTGCTGCTCCGCCAGCTCGTCGCGCGTTAGCTTGAACCCGGGCCAGGCCGGCATCCGATATTCCGGATGCTCCCACCAGGCGAAGAACACAAATGCCCAGCCGGTCGCCTTGCGCGGATCGGAAGCGCGCTTACACAGCTCGTAGAAATCCCCGCCGACGCCGTTGGCGGTGGACTCGACCACAATCCCGGAATCCGGCGATCGCGGGATTCGCTGCATCAGGCCGGTCATCAAGGCCGCCATATCGCGATAGAAAGCGGCCTCGCTCAAATGCGCCCAGTTGTACGGCGCCGAGCGGCCGATATCCACGTTGTAGGCGGTACCGACCAGGATGCTGCTTTCGTTCGCCCAGCGGATGTGCCGTTCCGTGTCCTTCACCAGGTGCGGGAGGACGATCGCCGAGCCCCACTCCGAGCCGTACGGGTTGTCGGAATAGCTCTTGATGTATTGCTGGTAATACTGAAACACCAGGTCGGCGTGAGCTTCACTGTCGGCAAGCACCAGCGCCCGGCGCCCCGGGAAAAACGGAATACGGCGGAAAACCTCGGTTGCCGTGGAGCTGCTCGCCCAAACCTGGGAGGCCTTGAGCATCACCACACGGACCGGATCACCAGCCTGTTCCTGCTTGCGGATCGCGCGGTTCAGCTTCCGGCCGGCCGCCGAGTTCAGGTACGGTACACTGACGCCCTCTTTGTTGCGGATCCGGAGGTGATTGCAGAATTTGGAATGGTCGCCAAATCCGCGGATCATGGCCTCCATTTCGGCCGGCGTGAGGGTCTCGGCTGTCATTCCTTGGGGTCTTCGTCCTTCTTCAACTGAATCGCTCGGAACGTGGCCAAAAGCTCTTCCATCGTTCCCTCGAACTTGTGGCGGTGGTTCAGCGTGCCGGTCACGTCTTGCCTCTCGCGGTATTTCTCGGGAGCCGCGCCGCGCAGCAGGAACATCATCAGGCCATCGCTATAAACGCGCTCAACCGCGACGCGACCGCCTTGGAAGTAGATGCCCTTTCGCACGCCTTCCGTCGCGCGCTTGATGGCCTCATCTTCCAGGACCTGGGTCACCTGGGCCATGGCCTGCTTGTAAAGCTGCGCAAACGTGTCGTCTGACTCGAGCCAGCGGTAGGGCTGCGATCTCGAGATCCTCGCCAGGCGCGCCGCCTTGCCCCACTGCCCGCTGACGTTCACCAGCGCCGTGAGGAAAGCTGCCTGCTTAGGCCCGGCGCCCGGCCAGTTCGGCTGGCCTGCAGGTTCCGGCTCGAGCTCGTCCTCTTCTTCCTCGAGGAAATCTTCGTCAGGCATTCAGTCGGGCGAGTTGAGCGCTCATGCTGCGCGCGTATGCCGTTTCGTCGCCGGTGTAGTAGCTGGCCAGCTTCAGAATGTGCGCCACGCCGGCGCAGTCGCCGGCATTCGCCCGCTCGAGGTAGTCCGGATGGGACGCTGCAATCGATCGGTGCCGAGCTGCCCAGCGCGCGGCGCCCTCGGCCAGGTTCGGGTAGGCACGGAAACGGCATTGAGCATGAGGCGGCTGGAACACCACCACAACTTTGTCGGGCCCGTGAGCCCATCCATGCTGTTTGCACTCGGCCGCGGTTGCGATGCGCGCCAGGCCGTTCGCCTGCGTTACCTGCGCGCCGGCGCGCTCCGGCGTGTCCAACTCCCACACGTTCATCAGGTACATATGCGGGTCGGTGTCGTGCGCCTTGAAGTTCCCCAGGTTCCAGTTGAAACAGAAGCGGCCGCCGCCGGTTTCGTGCATGAACTGCGCGGTGATCGTCTTCGCGCCCGCCGGGGTCAGTTCGGGGATCGCGGCCTGGACCAGCTGCGCCACATCCGCCGGCGCCGGAACGGTGGTATGGGTCTCGACCTCGTTGGGGTTGCTGGTGTAGAGCTTCATTTGTACATCCGGTAGCCGATCCAGATAAGGAACAGCGCCACGCCGATCTTTACCAGCTCCCCATACGGGACAGCCGACCAGTTGACCGTAAGCAGCATCGCCGCGCCCGCGCCGCCGCCGGCGAGAGTCGAGGCCTTGTCCTTATCGATCCCCACTATTTGCCCCAGGAACGCGCCAGAGAGGCGTAGACGCTTGCATAAGCGCCGACACCGCCCACCAGGTTGAGGTTGGCGCCCAGCGCCGCGCGGCCGCCAATGGATCCGGCCTGGAAGTTTCCTGCCAGGGCAAAGCGATCGTGAGGGAGTCCGTTCCTATCGAACATCAGCACATCCCGCGAGTAGCCAAGCAGGAAGGTACGGCCGGTGCCGATACGCAGCGTCGCGGCGGCATCACCAACGTTATAAGAGCCAGCAACGGAGAAGCCGGAACCGTAGTCATGGAAGTTCGGCTCCAGCGCGGTACTGACGGTGCCGGATTGCGCGAGGGCGCCCGCCAAAAAGCCGAAAAACAGGAGCGCAGTCTTCATTGGAGCCTAGGCCGCCTTCAGGCCGGTGAATGCGACCTGGACGGCCGCGTTCAGGAGGTTCGAGGCAAGGCCGGGGAAGTCGGCCGAGAGGACCTCAGTGGCGAGGTGAAGTAGCAGATAGCCGCGCTGCGCGCCTGGCACCGCGCCGATTTGCTGGGTCATCGGAACGCCATATTTCGCGAATGCGCCCACGATCTCGTCGTCTGTCTTGTTCGGGGTGAGCGCGGCGATTTGCTGGACGATCGGGAGGGCCTTAGGCACCAGGCTGGCAACGGTGTCGAACGCGCGCTCAGCCGAACCGCTTTTGAAAAAGCCGACGATCTTCGCGAAAAACGATTTCAGTTTGTTCATCGGAGGGTGACCTCTTACGGCATGCGCGCCACGCCGGAATTCAGGTCCGGGTTCAGCGCCTGCGCCTTCTGCATGTAATCGATATCCTGCTTGACCCACATCCAGACCAGCCCCGGCGGGTAGCCGTGCGACCAGTACCAGGCGATCAGGCCGGCATTGCAAATCGTTCCATCCGGGAACTGCAGCCACGGAACCGCGCGGGTAGGCGCGAATCCCCAGGAGCTGAGCCAGCCGAAAGGGCCGCTGTGAAAGACTGTCACGCCGTATTCCTTGAGAACGACGGACAGTTCCAGCGCGCTGGTTTCGCTCAGCGCATACGCAGGATTGACCGGCGTTTTCGCCTGGATGTTGGTGTTCAGGTTGGTGACATACGGGTTCAACATGAACACGTCGTCTTGAAACTTCGGCTGGAACGTGGTGTAGTCGGGCGCCTGCTGGGCGAACCCGGCGGCCGCGAGCAAGAGAAGCGCTCCCAGAGCGCAAATTCGGTTGAAGCGTGTCATATTTCCTGACCTTTCAGAGCTTTGTCGAGGGAGTCCCGGAGGTGTTCGGCCTCCGGCAAAGTCAATGGGATCGAAACCGGCTGCAGCATCTTCGAAAACGGCGATAAGGGCGCGTGCCCGGGCGCCATGACGAGAATGTGATCGTCCGCTCGGTCAACGGTCACTGGATTACTCGCACCGCTGTACTCGAGGTCGAGCTGACAGTCGAGAGCCTTTGCAGCGTCACTACAGGCACGGCCGCGCCGCCGATCAGGCCCACCACTTGGGCCGGGTACCGGATCCACTTCGGCAGGGGTGTCACGTTGTCGGCCAGGTTGTGCAGAAACCGGCGGGATTCCTTGGCGGTTCCGATGGCTTCCGCGGTGGCCGCGTCGGAGTTGGAGCCGATCTTATTCGCCAGGCCGACGAAGCCAGGAGCGGCCTCCTGGAACGTGCGCATAGTGAGAGCGGTCTGGCCCAACGTGATCTTGGCCGCGGCCGTTACGCCGAGGAGCTGGGCCGGGAGGGCATCCCGACGGAAGAGAATAGAGGTCGCCTCGTTCGCATGTTCGGTGATGCCCTGCAGGTTTCCGAGAGTCGGTTTCAGATCGGCGCGGAGGCCGTCCAGCGGCTCGATGACGGCTTGGACCGAGGCCGCCACGACCTCACGCAGATCGGCGCGGGTGCCGGTGATCTGAGTGTCTAATTGGAGTCTAGTTTGAGTGAGCTGGTTGTCGAGCGTTCCGGTGATCGCGGACAGCTGCGCGCCGGCTTCGGCGAGCGCTTGGGCGCGGAATTCGGAAAGCTGCCGGTCAAGATCCCAGCGCGCCTGGCGAACCTCCACGGGAATCGCTTCAATCGCACCCTTCGCGGCATACAGCACGCCGCAAACGGCGATGGTGACGGCGACCAGGCAGAACGCGACGACAGTTTTAAGCATGGTGGTTCTCGAGGGCCTCGAGCCGCCGGCGGTGTTCCGCCATCCGGATATTGAAGACTTCGCGAGTCGGGTGTTCGTCCGCCACCCAGTTCATGATTCGGCGCTCACTGCGCAGGACCGCGTTGCTGATCCGGACCGACAGCCACACGTTCACCCCAGTGCCGGCAAGGGCGATGATTGAGACGACAACGGCGGCGGCTGCTGGATCGGTCATTGCGGTTCTGCTTTCAATTGCTCTTCGCGGAGAACTTCGAGAGAAACGTACAGCTCGGCCGAAAGGCGCGTTCCGAGAACGTGTTCCGGAAGCGTCAGGAGGTAACACTCCATCTCTTCCAGTTGGGTCGGCTGGTACGGCGGAAGCCGGAGCATTTCACGCGGCAGCCTCGAGGGGATACAGCGGGCGGCGCCGTTTGAAGCTACCGGGCTGGGGATAGTGCAGGAATCCGTGAGGGACCAGGACTTTCGGGCCCGGCGTTAACTTCGCCGTGACCACCTCGAGGCGCGGGCCCTGGGTCAGCTGGGCGCCATGCGAAAACGAGGGGCAGATCTCGGACATGCGGATGGACCGCGCAGAAACGAAAAAGGCCAGGCCGCGATCCACCAGGCGCAGCGCGCCGCGCTTCGTGGTCCAGGACTCGCCTGTGCTCGAGACAACCTTAACGCTGCACTTCGATTTAGACACTTCGAGTGACCTGCCTCAATGGGTTGAGCCGTATCGCCGGCCCAGATGGTGCTTACGCCAGCCGCTTGTGCTGGTGGGCGCCTTTGATGCGCTCGTGTAAGTGCCGGCCGATGCTTTGTGCCTGCATCAGCTCGGCGTGGGTCTCGGGAGGAACGCCGGCGTATTCGTACCGGGAGCCGCCCTTGAATTCCACGTGCATGGTCTGACTTTCGGGGTCGTAGCCGACCGCCGAAACGTTGGAAGACTCTACCGGCTGCATGTCCATCAGGCAGCCTTCTGCAGCATGGGAGCTGCCTTAGCAACCGGGGTATAGCTCCGGCGGCCGGTGCGCGCTTTGGGCGCGAATTCGTCGAGGAACGGCTCCCCGAGGTGCTTTTTCAGTGCGTCTAGAGTCGCATACAAAACCTCAAAGGGATCGATCTTGAGGCGCTTCAATCGTCGATAGGCCTCGGCGAAAAGCCGCGGGCCGGTGGGGCGCTGGAATTGCCGGGGACTCACCTCGAGGCGATAAAGCTTGCCCTCTTCCACGAAGGCCTGATCGGCGGGTGAATCGGTGTGCCAGCTGTCAATGATGGCCAGCTGCTTCGCGCGTTCGGCTAGGTGCGGGTTTACTGGGGGAGTCCAGAGCTTCGCCTGGCGGTCAGCTTCGCCAAATGCGTCAACGACAGCCTGGCGAGACGTCTCGGACTTACTCACAGGTCCATTCTGCGGCCAATGGTGCAATGTGACAATACTCACGTCCATGACCCTCGATGTACTACCATTCCTATAAGGGGTGAGGTTTCAGGTCCACACGTGTCACTATCCAAATTTCCCAGCCCCAGAGACCCAAATCAGCACGTGGAACTATCCGTAAGGGAGTGGCAGATCGTCCGCCTGGTCGTTCGAGCCTTCCAGGTCAAAGAGATCGCCGCAGAGTTGGGGATCTCACCCAATACAACCAGCCAATACCTCCAGAACATCTATCGAAAGCTGGGGATCGGCAGCAAAACGGAGCTCGCCGTATGGGGCGTCCAGCAGCAGATCGAGACGCCACCGCCGGAGGAGAACGTCGCGTGAGAATACCCGTGGGTGTTGGCCAGAAGGGCATGGTGCTAACGCCAGCTGAGGCAGCACTCTTGCTCTCCATCGTTGACGCGGGCCTGGTGGTCCGACCCGACTGGGAGCACGGTGACCGTTGGTATGACCTCAAGGTGCGGCTCGAACGTTGCGCCCGGGGAAGCTTCCTTTTCCGCATCGAACAACCCGTCAGTTGAAAGCTCTGCCCCCCCGTCCAGGTGTCGCGGAATGTCGCGAAAACGGGCGCTCATCGATGAGCGGTTGCCCTCAGTAATGGCGACGGCAAACGCTTAAAAGCCGCAAACCATTGCAAATGCTGAGGGTTGGGGTGCGGCAAAAGCTGTAGCTTCCGCCACGGGCCAAAGGGTGAGGTTTAGTCCTTTGTTTGCTTCACGCGTTGGCGGGATTTCAAAAGGGCTTTTGCCACACCCTGTTGGTGGGCAAATTCGCGTCGAATCGTGCGCTGATCGACGCTCAATTCAGCAGCGATCGCCCGCCAGCTCATCCCGCGGCCGCGCATCTCGAGCACCTGGTCGCGGCGGAAAGCCTTGGGCGGCCGGCCGCAGTGGGTGCCCCTGGCCCTGGCGGCCGCTACACCGGCCTTGACCCGTTCGACGATGATCCCACGCTCGAGCTCGGCAAGGGCGCTGAACAGGTGCAGGAGGAAGCGGCCCATGGGGTCTTTGGCGTCGGAGTCGATCATCTTCTGGGTGAGGCTCATGAAACGGACGCCATAGCGGTCCAACTCGAGCACCAGGTCAATGAACTGCTTGGTCGAGCGGGCGATCCGGTCCAACTTCCAGACGCAGATTACATCGAACTTGTGGAGCTTGGCATCGGCCATCATCCGTTCCAGAACGGGCCGGTGCTTCACGGCGCTCTCCTGTTCGAGGTATTCGACCCACTGCCAGCCCATACCGGTCATGAGGGCGCGGGACTCGTCTACCTGGCTGTCGGTTTTCTGCCGGAGCGTCGAGACGCGGCCATAGAACGCAGCTTTCATTGGAAAGCGCCCGAGGGCTTGCCCTTTGCCGCCAACAGTTCAGCTATACGGGCCTCAAGCGTGGCGATGACACGGCGCAACTCCGCTACCTGGATATCAATCGCCGCATCGTTCAGGGCCTGGCCCAATGGGGGATTCGTTTCGTGCTTCATTTTCACCACCTGTCTTTGGAGTGAGGGCAGCGGCGGAGTGAGGTCCGCGATATCTTCGGGGCTGGCGTCGCGCAAATATTCGCCAGAGAATCGATGGCACGTAAAGCAGGAACCATCATGGGCGCGTTGTTCCTCATCGGCCAGCTGGTCTATAAAATTAGCGGCGCAGTGGGAGGAACCATCGATCCAGAAGTTGCAGTTAGCGGCGCTCCATTCAGCGGGCACGTCGAGCAACAGACGGAACCTTACTTCGGCTACGATTTTCTTCCTCCCTTGGCTCATATTCCAGTGGCGCCCTTTTCGGGAATGCCGATTTGCTGGCAGATCAGAGCGCGGGCCTGTAGCATTTGGCGGGCTGGGTGGGTGTCAGGTGGCCCGGCCAATCGAATTATCGTGTTGAGGGCGGCGACAACGTCGCCCCACTGGCGCAAGTTCAGAACCACCGGAACTTGAATCAGCTCCGCGGCCGCTTTGA